ATATTGAAGAGGCTAAACTATTACCAGAGCCAGAAGTATCACGAATGGAATATGACTTGAAAGACCAAATGATTCGTGATAGTATTATGAATACTGAAAACAAGGTTGAAAAACTTGAAGAAAAAGTAGACGATATTAAACAAGATACAAGAGCTATTACTGAAACACTAATAGATATGAATAACAAATGAGGAAACATTATGATGAAAAAATATTACAATTTATTTTTTGGATTCTTTGGGCTTGTTGCGTTGCAATCGTCATTGCACTCACAGTCAATTAATTTAACAAGTTTTCAAGAAATACAAGCACTTAATGTACAAGAATGTGCAGTAGTGCAAGTTAATGCATCTTGGAATTACAAAAATAGAGTAAAGATAGAAAGATTGTCTAAGCTTTGTTATATAGCAGAAATAGATTTAAGTAATAAAACTATTGGTGCTGTAATTCAAAAAGAATGGAAAGTTAAAGTTGTGCCTACAATTATTATCTTGAAAGAAGGTAAAGAGGTTATGAGATACGAACCTGGTATTAGCATGAGATTTGATGAAGAAGAAATATTTAATAAGATTAGGAAACAAATAAAATAAGTTTTATATTTGACATCATGCGTAAAGTATTTGGACTAAAGCAACAAAAAAAAAGCAATGGAAAAAAGAAAACACGTCAAGGAATGTCAAACAATACTAAATATGGAACTAAAACTAGTAAAAAGTATTACAAGAAACGAAGCAGAGGACAAGGTTGAAAATTAAAAACATCAGTTTAAATGGTTTGACTAAAAGACAAATGCAAGCAATGAAAAGACATTCAAAGCATCATACCACTAGTCATATAGACGTTATGGTAAAAGCTATAAGAAAAGGTAAAACATTTGGCGAGTCACATAATTTAGCAATGAAGAAAGTTGGTAAATAATGGCTAGAACTGTAACTTGGATGTGGAAAGGTAAACGTCACTCAGGAACGTTGATACGTGAAACTGCTACACATAAATATGCTAGAACTAAAAATGGTAAAGTAAAAACTATTGTAAAGAAAAAGAGAAAATAATGGCTAGAAAAAAAGATTCAAGACTTACTAGAGTTGGTGTATCAGGTTATAACAAACCTAAACGCACACCTGGTCATCCTACTAAATCGCACGTAGTAGTAGCTAAAGTAGGAACACAAGTCAAGACTATACGTTTTGGTCAACAAGGCGTTAGTGGTGCTGGTAAAGCTCCTAAAACAGCAGCTGGCAAGGCACGTAGACGAAGTTTTAAAGCAAGACACGCTAAAAATATAGCTAGAGGCAAAATGTCTGCAGCATATTGGGCAAATAAAGTAAAATGGTAAAAGGAGGGCATTATGCCACAAGGTAAAGGAACATACGGTAGTCAAGTTGGTAGACCACCAAAGAGAAAGAATAGTACTGACAATTATGAGCAAACAGAAAGAGGTAAGGGACAAAATAGTACAGATAATATGATGGATGGACCTCTTGATAGAAATTTATCTGCAGATTCTACACTAGGAAATGCTATTTTAAAACAACAGACAGAACGTCGTGCAGCAGAAAAAAGAAAAGACCTTCGTAAAAAAATGAAAGGTAAACGATACGCAAAACCTTTGAGCAAATAATGCCAAAGAAAGCTAAATCAAGAGTAAATCAAGCTGGTAACTACACTAAACCATCAATGCGTAAACGATTGTTTCAAGTAATTAAAGCTGGTAGCAAAGGAGGAAGACCTGGGCAATGGTCTGCTCGTAAAGCACAGATGCTTGCTAAACGATATAAAGCAGCAGGTGGGGGTTATAAGTAATGGCATTAGCTAAGTCACAACAGAGTTTAAAAAAGTGGACTAAGCAAAAGTGGCGTACAAAATCTGGTAAAAAATCATCAGAAACTGGTGAACGTTATTTACCTGATGCTGCAATAAAAGCATTAAGTGATAAAGAGTACGCAGCAACTACACGCAAAAAAAGAAAAGATACTAAAAAAGGAAAGCAACATTCTAAGCAACCTAAAAAGGTAGCCAAGAAAACAAAAGCTTATAGATAATAAAACAAGGAGACCAGTAAAATGGCAAAAGAAAAAAAAGTAGACCTAAGACAAGAAGCTGAAACTAAAATGGAAACTTTAGTTGACCAGCATAATACTCTTGTACAGGAATTACAAAGTGCTAATGAAAGATTAGCAGAAGTTAAACAAATGATAATCGAGCATCAGGGATATATGAAAGGCCTAGAAGCTTGTGAAAAAGATTGTGAGGTAAAATAATGGGACCAATTTTAGGTAAGTTACTTGCAAAACTAGGTACTGAAAAAGTACTTAAAGCTATTGTACTACACTTAGGAGAACACTTAGTATCTAAGTCTTCAAATAAATTAGACGATAAGCTATTTGCAGAAATTAAAAAAGCATTAAAATAGGAGGTTTCATTGAAACTTAAAAAACGTGGTATTGTAATACCAGACCAGCATTATCCATTAGAAGATAGAGCTGCAGTAGAATGTGTTAAAAAAGCAATATTGAAAATAAAACCAAAGGTGTTTGTAAACCTTGGGGATGTTGGAGAATGGGAATCGGTATCAGCTTGGCGATATAAGGACAAGAAATTACCACCTTTAGAGTTTCAGCTTCCATTAGTAGAAGAAGATATAAGATTAGTAAATGAAGGATTAGATGAGTGGGATAAAGTACTTAAAGAAGTGGGATGTAAAGAAAAGTATTTACTCCAAGGTAACCACGACCTCTGGTTGGATAATTTTGCTAATAAGTATCCTTATCTCAATGATTACACTTTTGAAAAAAAATGTAGAATCAAAGAGAGAGGATACAAATACAAAGAACACAACCTTCCTATAGAAATAGGTAAGTTAGCGTTCTTCCATGGTGCCTTTGCTACAACATACCATGCAAAGAAACACTTGGAAACATATGGTGAGAATGTAATGTATGGACATACTCACGATATACAAAGACACACATTGACCAAGCTAAATGGAAACATTGGTGCTTGGGCAATGGGTTGTCTAAAAAAGATGGACCATGAAAACAATAGATGGTTAAAAGGTAGGCTACATAATTGGGGTCACGCTTTTGCTATTGTAGATTGGTTTGATAATGGAGAATTTAAAGTTGAAGTCGTTGAAATAACAGACGGAAAAACAACAGTGTGGGGAGAGTTGATAGATGGCACCAAGTAAAATGAAAGGCACATCTGCTAACAATACACGCAGAATGTATAACCTTAAAAAGAAAAAGAAGAAGAAAAATGCCAAAAAAAGCTATAAACGTAAGTAATTTTAGTGGAGGAGTTAATAACAATACTACGCCAAGAGATTTAGCTGATAATGAATTTCAGATATTAAATAACGTTACAAATGAGGTTCCTGGTAAATTAAAAATGATTGGTAATCAAGATGTTGTTAGTACTGACGCTGGTATTAATAGTATTACTGCATTAAATCATGGGAACGGATTGCTGCATACTAATTTTGATAGAAATTTAGGTAGTCCTACTGCTATTAACGAAACAGAATACTTATTTATTAATGATACAACTAATTCAGAAGTAGAGATACTAGATGTTACAAATAATGATTTAGAATCAAATACTATTGACTATGGTAATACGTCTTCTAGGTTAGAAATGTATAATATTGATGGAGGGGTAAGAGTTGTTCCACACTATGGCAATGCTGGAAATACACCTAAGTTATTTAGTTATTATAAGTTTCAAAGAAGAATGGCTTATGGTGCTAATTCTATAGCACATGATGAATCTGGAAATTATTATGCAACTGATTTATATATAGCACCATTAAGAAGTAGGCAAGGCTATAGTTATGATGTGAATACATTATATAGTCACACAGAAAATGACGGAGAACCACATTTTCATCCATCGCAAGGTTCTGAAGTTTTTATACCTAGTAATGTAAAGCTTTTAAATATTACTAATAATAATAGGTATAATATTAGTTTTAACGACTTAGAAGAAATACTTGATGACTGGGATACTTATACAGGTCTATCTGATTTATATACTAATGCTGGCTCAGATGGTGTTAAAGAAGGTTCTATGGCATTTATACCTTATTTTAAAAATAATTCTAATGAAGATGTTAAATCAGAAATATTGATTGATAGCAATAAACGTTATGGTTTTTTCTGTTCTAAGATATATAAAGACTTTAATGGTGTTACACAAGAATCATCTGCAGCATTTATTGGAGTTGCTCCTCAAAACAGCTCTGGTAATGATGGAAAAAAACAAATATTACATTTTGCTTTAGTAGGAAGACAAGGCAATACAGCTAAAAATTATGCAGGTTTTAAAATATATTGGGGAATTATAGATGATTATATCGAAGCAGATAGTACTAATACTGTTATTGACGAGGGTTCTGTAGGTTCTAGGTATTTATTTTGTGAAGTAGATTTTGAAAAAGGTGTACGTTTAGCAGGTGCTGAGTCATATAAACCTATGGTACCAGACCATTCACCAGCAGAAACATCTCAATTACAGTGGGTATACCCTCCTACGTTTTATTCAGCTAATTCTAATACTTATGGAGTAGGAGAAGATATATTCAGTTTATCTACAGTAGAACCTTATATTATAGATGAACCTACAGTTATAGGTAGAGCTAACACAGGATTTAAAACATCTACAGTATTAAATAGAAGAGTTTATGTTGGTAATGTACAATATTATAATGATAAAAATGAATTAGTTACTAAGTCGGATAGAGTTTTAAAATCTAAACCAGGTCAGTTTGATTTCTTTGAAGAAGAAAGTTTTATTGATGTAGAAGTAGAAGATGGTGATAGCATTGTAAATTTATCTACTACAGGTAATAAGTTATTACAGTTTAAAAAACAAAATTTATTTATTATTAATGTATCGAGAGGTATTGAGTTTTTAGAAGCAACTTTTGAATATAAAGGATGTGAAAAAGAATATCATGTTATAGAAGCAGAAGGGTTTGTATCTTGGTTTAACAAGTATGGTGCCTATATTTATGATGGCACTAGAATATTAGATATACATTTAAATGAAAATGGACAACCTTTGTTTGATGATTGGGAATCTAATTACTATCACGATAATAATGTTATAGGTTTTATACCTAAAACAAAACAATTATATATTACTAATACAGTAACTGGTACTAATATATTGATGTTTGATTTAAAATCTCAATCTTGGATAACAAGTGATACGTCTTTAAAAAAATCTACTAGCAATATAATTACAAGAAATGATGGTACATTACAATGGGTTGGTATGTTAGGCGTTGGTGGTACAGACTCTATGAGATTGTACAAATGGAATAATGCACCATACGGACATAGCGTTACTGGAACTTTGATGAAAAGTAAAGAGTATGATGGTGGTACACCTATGGTACAAAAGAATTTGAATACATTATATATTAATTATAAAAATGGTGCTAACATAACTGTAAAAGGATTTGGTAGTAAAAAAGGTTTAGCACCACTAGGATTAACTACTATTGGTGGATTAACTGGTACATCAGGCACCTTTCAGACTCTTAAATTGCCTGTTCCTAGCGATTTTAAGAACTTAGTTAGCTTTGGTATAGCTTTAGATGCTTCAGGGGCTATATCAAGCGATTTTGAAGTAAATGATATACAATTAATATACAGGGATAAAGCAGTTCGATGAGAAAAGAAAGTAAAAGAATTTTAGATAGAGTACATACTATTAAAAATAATACACAAGATATTGAAGAAACAAAGCAGCAATATGAAACACCTATAAATGTAGATAGAAGTATACCTACAAACTCACAAGGAGTTGACGGTGATAGAAAGGTAGTAAAAGAAGGTAGTGATAATTATTTATATATTAAAATAGATGGCAGATGGATGAAGACACAATTAGAGGAGGTAAGGTAAAATGGCAACACAAGAACAATTAATATTAGCACAAGTAGGAGCAAAATCGTCAGACATTTTTAAAGATAAAATAGATACTGGCTCTGGTTTTGTTCAAGATTTAACAGCAGGTGTAATGGGTGCACAAACTTTTGATGAATCTACATATGCATTAGAAGGAGCAGTAAAAGATTTTCGTAAAGATTATCTTAGAAATGAAGTTGAAGAAGATAGTTTGATGGGAAGAATTGGTTTAAAAGCATTTGGACCTAATGTAAAAATGTCTGATTTAACAGCAGAACAAAGAAGAGAAATAAAGTTTGGTCCTCAGCTTAAAGCTAGAAGTGCACTCCCAAGGTTTGATGAATTTAAATTTGATACAAATATTTATAAAAATTTAGTAAATGATTTTAAATCAGGAACATCGAATGTAGTATTAAATAACAATGCTCAAATGACAGAACAACCTTTTGAAAAAAAAGTAGATAATTTCGTAGGAACACAATACAATTTAGATGGAACTCCTATGAACACAGGAAGGACAATTTAAAATGGATACTATATACAACTACTTATTAGAAAAAGGATTTAGTAAAGAAGCAGCAGCAGGTATTATGGGTAATATTGATGTTGAAACTGGAGGTTCATACAACTATCAACAAAAACAAAAAGGTGGTGGTAAAGGATATGGGCTATTTCAATTTGATTTTATGAATAAATATTATCAAGATTATTTAAAACAAAATAAATTAGAAGATTCTGCTAATACTCAAATAGATTATATGTATGATACTATATATGGAAATGAAGCAATGTTTTCTACTAAAGATAAAAAAGCATTACGAGAAGCATTAGAATCTGGTAATGTACAACAAGCAACAAAAGGATTTCAAGATATATTTGAAAATCCAGGAGTACCACACGAGGACAGAAGAATGAAAAGTGCAGAAGATATTTATAACAAATATAACAAATCAACAGAAACTATGGACCAAGAAATGCAAAACCAAGAAATGTATATGAAAGCAAAAAAAGAAGCATCTATGAAAGTTGCAACTGAATTTAATATATTGAATGTAATGCAAGATTTAGGTCAAGTATTTGAACCATTTAAAAAGGAGAGTGAATAATGATAGCAGGAATTTTATCAGCAGTAGCTACAGGTTCTGCTAAGTATAAAAAATTTAAAAAAGCAGGTAAAGTTTTATCTGCAGTGTCAGGATTTTTTGGTAGCAAAAAGAAAAGAGCTAAAGAAAAAGCAAAAAGAGAGGAGTTTAGTCAATTACTTGGAACTCAATACGGTATGTTAGAAGATACTGTTGCAGAAGTAGGACAAGAGTTTGACACTAGAAGAGAAATGCTTGGAGAGAGTCAAACATTACAACAAGAACAAGCTGTTATGGGATATGGATTAGGACAAGAACAACTTTCTAGTCAAATAGGTATGACTAATTTACAAACTGGAGCTGGAGAAGAAGCTATGCAATTAGCACAAAAAGAATTTGCAAATCAACAAATGGCTAGGTCTTTACAAGCAAGAGAACAACGATTTAATTTAGGATTAAGAGAGGCATCACGTATGCGTGACATACAAGCTGCAGGATTTGCTTTAGATAAAGCAGCAGCAGATAAAGGATTAACAAGCAAAAACTATGGACAATCATTAATGGATATGATGGAGGGATAATATGGCAAGTAATGAAACAATAAAAAATTTATCAACATTATTAGGAGCATTAAGAGATTTTAATGCACCTAGAAGAGAGATAGAGTCTTACGCAAAAAAAGCATTGATTGATTTTGATATACAAAAAAAACTTTTAGGTATTCAAAGACAAGAAGATGAATTTACAAAAAAACAAGCTGTAATGGATGCGGGTTTATTAGAGTCGCAAAATATTTTAGCTGGTGTAGCTACTGGACAAATAGAAGAAAAAACAGCAGAACAAATGGAACAACCTAGAAAAGGTTATGAATGGGAAGATTGGGGTGTTGTAGGTGGAATTGTAAAAGGTGCAGGTAGATTATTTTTTGATTATGACCCTGATGTGGGATATAGGATTAATAATGTAGTTGATTATGTAAATCAACCAGAAATTAAAGCACATATAACTAATGTAGTTTCAGGAACTTCTAAAGCTTCACAGGATAGAATAGATAGTATTATGCAATATAAAACATATTTAGAAAAAATTGATATGACAAAAGCACCTGATGAACAAAAAAATATAGTGGGTGCATTACTAACTCAATTTGATAGATATTTAGAAGCAGTTAAGTAAATGAATCCACAGCTGCAATATTTAAATAGATTAGCATCTATTAATGCTATAACTCCAGAAGATTATTATAATAGATTAAATTTAATTTATAAAAATAATCCTACTTCATTTAATGAAGATGATGTTGATTTTATAGAAAAAACTTTTAAAGATGCTGGTATGTCTTTTAATAGAGATATGAAAGCATCTGAGTCTAATTTGGGGTCTACATTAAATCAATTTGTATCTGGACTTGCTGAAGGGTTTACTACTCTTGGATGGGCAGAAGATGCTGATACTACTACAGAATCTATTGCAAATAAAGTAGGACACCTTGTAGGTTTAGCACCAGATGTTATTATGGGTGTGTTATCTATGGGGGCATCATTACCTGGTACTGTTGCTAAAAGAGCAGCAGCAAAAGGTGCGGTAAAAACTGCTACAAGAGCAGGACTTGCACAAGAAAAAATTGTTGGTGCTAGTCAAGCATATCAAGATGCATTATCTGCAACAGCCAAACGTTTAAAAATAGGTAATTTCAATCTTGCTAAGAATGTAGAAGGTAAAGTATACTTGCGTTCTGTACCTATGAAAATAGCTGATATTGTAGTTGATAATATGAAAGCATCTATGGGTAAAAATAATTTATTGACCTCTGGATTTTTTAATAAAGGTATATTGGGTTCTAAACGATTTAGAGAAACTGCTGAACAAGGTATACACCTTGGTATTGGTCTTGGTGTCAGTGCGTGGAAAGAAGGACCAAAGGGTATGGCAGAAGCAGGTATGCATGGTGCTATTGCTGGTGCTGTATTTGGTGGTGTAGCACAATATGTAGATATAGCTAAACTAATGAGCAATCCAGCTACTGCTAGCTTGGGTAAAGATGCTGTTAAAAATGCTGTTAATAGAATGTCTATGGAGCAAATGCAAGCTATCAATGTAGCATTGCGTGGTACAATAGGTTCTGCATATACTGGTATTACTGCACAACAAGCAGACTTACCATTACCAGAAGTAGTTTATGAATATTTATTAGGATTTTTCTTTGGTGCGTCTGGTACACGTAAAGGTGAAATACAACGTAGAAGATTATTATTTGACAAAGATGGAAAGAGTAGAGTACGTACATTAGATAATCTTGAAACAGTAGATAAAGAAGTAAAGAAAACAAAAGAATATCAAGAGTTAGAAGCACAAGATAAAGCATGGTGGGAAAACTATAAAGAAACATTATATGACCAACAAGTAACTTACATAAATGCAAAACGTACTACTGCAGCTAATGTTATATTTGAAAATGTAAAAGAAGCAGAAGGTGAATTTACTAAAGACAGCTTAAAAGAATTTAATAAAAAACAAATGGAACTAGAGGAAGTAAAAGAATCTGGTTTAAATCAAGAGCAAGTTGAAACAGCAGTAAAAGATAGCATAGAACTCAATAAAGAAATAGCAAAAGAAAAAGAAGTATTACAAGAAAATGTTTTAAATGACCAGTTTAATATTAATTTAAGTGAAACAGAAGTATTAAAAGCAAAGATAATAGAAAAAGATATTACAGATACTATTGAATTGTCTAGTGCTTATAATGAAGTTGTAGATATTATACAGCAATCAAATCCATCGTTGTTACGTTCAGAAGTACAACAGTTATTACGTAAGTCTATTTCAAAAAGTAATTACGATATAGAGGCATTTACAAAAGAAATAGATAGTGTATTTGGTAAAGGCACAATAGATAACAGTGGACCATTAATCAAACGTTATTTTTATAGACGTAAATATCATGCAAATCATAAAGAATTAATGATAATAGATGAGTTTAATAATCCATTATCTATTGGACCTGAAGGTATTGAAATTGCAAAGAATGGAGACAATGTAGTAACACCACAATCACCTAATAAAGTAAATAAAATGTTTGGTGGTATTGTAAGAAAAGTAATACAGTATTTAGAAAAACAAATATTTAATTATAACTATGAAACAAAACAAATGGAAGCATCTGGTAATTATACATTAGATAGTCCATTAGCAATACAATTTGGTAAAACAAAAATTAGTAAAGGTAAAAATAAAACTATAGCAGATGGTATAGATACTATACTAAAAGATATTAATAAAAAACTTGGTGATAACTGGTATATACAAGGTGCTAATAAAGACAATGGTACATTGATTGCACATCAACATGGTGTTAAAAAAGGACAAGTAAAAGAAGTGTTAAATGTTGTAAAACAAAAGAAGTATGGCATAATTCCAGAAAAAGGATTTGAAAGAGAAACTGCTAGTAATATTATATGGGATTTAAGACGTAATGGATTACTAGAAAGAGACTTTACTAAGAAAGATTTAGAAACTGCAATGGATATATTTGTAGACCCTAATAATGGATTTACTACTGAACTTGTTAAGTGGAATAAATATCAACCATTGGCACAGGGTTTAGATTTACCATTAGAAGCTAAAGATTTTAAAAGTATATTATCTGATGTTGTTGAAGGTGGATTAGATTATACTTTATATTCAGGTGCTGCTTTAGGTGCAGATAAAGCATGGGCAGAAGCAGCTAGAAAACAAGGTCATAAAATTAAAGAATTTAAAGCAGGTGAAGCTGGACCTGAAGTTGATGCATTTTTAAAAAAAGCTAATCAAACTTTAAAAAGAAGTTTTACTGGACAACCCTTGTTAAGAAGAAATTATTTACAAGTTAAAGATTCTGATATGGTATTAGCTGTTAGTGAGTTATTACCTGGTAATAAAATAGTAAAAGGTGGAACTGGTTGGGCTGTACAAATGGGTATAGATAAAGGAATACCAGTTGAAGTATTTAATCAAAAAGATAGTACTTGGTATAAATGGAATGGTAAAGAGTTTGAAAAACAAACGGCTGATTATTCTCCGACTCCAACTCAAAACTATACTGGTATTGGTACTAGAAATTTAACTAAACAAGGAAAAACTGCAATAGATAAAGTTGTTTCTAAAATGCAAAAGGGAGTAGAAGGACAAGTTGATGGTTTCTTTAATATGATTACTGCAAAAGATGGTCCTATATCAAAAGAAGTATTAAAAAGATTTCCAGAGTTTAAGGCTAATACTGCTACTGATGGTGTATTATATTTCAGAAATGATGTTATGGATAGAGTGTTGAAGACGTTTGGTTTTGATACTAATATTGGATTTGTAAAACCAGTAGGATTTATTAGACCAAGAAACGGTAAAGGTAATATTTTATTAAAAGTAGGTGGATTCAGACCATCAGAAAAATTAAATAAATATATGGTAGATAATAACATTCATATGATTGCATTTAAAACTGGAGTTAAGTCTCAAGGTAATGTTAAGTTTGCTGATTTAGACTACAACCCTAAAACAAAAGAGTGGGGTACAACAGAAACACCAGAAGTATTAAAGGTAAGACCAGATGAAATAGGTATTAATGTAGATGTGTTTGAAAAAATACAATCTGGTAATGTAAAAGTTATGAAAGGTGTATTTGATAAGAATACTAGCATACAATTTAGTCCAGAATATTGGAGGGTTTTAGATAATATAAGAAGTGCATCTAAACGTGGTGATAGTAAAATAAATGAACTTGTTGGTAAATCTATCGCAGATAAAACAACAGTAGCACAGCTTGATGTAGACAAAGTATCTATGAAGTTAATTAATGATATTTTAGAAAATCATTTAGATAAACCTATTGCAAAACAAATACTTACAGATATATTTAACAAAGGTAGAAATGATGACTATCGTGTATTTGAATCTTATGAAATAGATTCTGGTGCAGATTTTATTAGAACAGGATTGATTACAGATTTATTACAAAAGTCAGGTAGTGCATTTACATTTGTTTCTAATCCACGATTCCAACCATATATACAAAAGACTATACGTAACTATATGGCTTCTAGAGTTGTGCGTTTTAATGTAGAGCATGGATTTAAAGCTAAATTATATGGTTATGATAGAGAAATATATTTCGAAAATAGAATTAGTAATGACCAGTTCATGTTATCTGAAGGTCATAAAAAAGATTTAATAAGAGTAGAAGGTCAAGATAAACCTATGACATTGGATGCAGCATGGCGTGAATATCAACGTTTACAAAAATACAAAACGTCTGTATTAACAAAAAAAGATTTGAAACGATTTGACGCATTAGAAGAAGCATTAACCTATCTTATAGCAAGAGCACCTATATCTGGTAATGGAGGGGTGAGAGTATTACGTTTTAATGGTTTTGTTAAACGTAAAGGGTTTGGATTATTTACTAATGAGTATAATGATTATTATTTAGGTGGTGCTGACAAAGATGCTGATGCAGTACACGCATATCAAAGCATAGACAAAACAATTAAAAAAGAGTTTGCTAAACCAGAAATACAAAAAGAGCTAGAAAAACAAAATGAATTTATAAATATTAAAGACAAAAAAATAGGTAAAGATATTTATGGTGTAGAAACAGGAGAAGCTTATACACTATCTGACTTATTTAATCCTAGAAAAAGATTGGAAGTAGGATACAATGCACACCAAGGTAAAATACAAATGGGTGAAATAGTAAACTCTGGTGTTAATATGATTACCTTACATGATTTAGCAATGAGAAATAATGGAAGACTAGATATAGGTGAAAAAATTGGAGAAGATTATGGCTCACCTACTAGAAAAATAGTTTTATTCGAGTTAGTTCCAAAAACAAAATTAAATGAACTTGTAAAAGACGTATACAATGGTATTAATTGGATGGCTGATTCTGCAGAAATTTCAAGTGTATCTAATGCTAGAAAAGCTTTAACAGAATTAGCAAATAAACATTTTAGTTTAAGAGTAAAAGGAAAACAAACAGATACAAAAATAGATTGGTATTCTATGAAAGAATACGAAGGGTATGCAGCATTTAAAAACTTTAGAGATAGTTTATTCGGATATAAAGCTAATGCAGAATTAGCTAATATATCTGAAAGAGCTAATGAATTTTTACAATTTTTTGGTTCTAAAGAAGGACATAGAAAAGGATTTCTTGAAGGATTAGCACATCAATATAAAAATATTTCACTACAAATAGACCCGTTTAAATATTACAACAAAAAAGATGTAGCTACAATGGTACGTAGATTAAATCTGGAATTAGCTGACAATACACTTATAAAAGAATTAGGTATGATTAATACTATGAAGTTGATGTATTCACCTAAAGAGTTTGAAAAGATGTATGAATCTGATGCTTGGGTATACAATAAAGCACAAGAAGTAGTAGGTATGAGATTAGCTTTAAAAGAAGCAGAAACAATGATTCAAACTTTTATGAGAAATGGTTTAAGTCAAGAAAAAGCTACAAGAATTGTTAGAGATATTGCACAAAAAACATATGAAATAAAACAAGATACTTACGAGGCTTCAAAACAATTAAAAGATAAAGGTACTAACAATATTAATAAATTTATTTTTTTACATAAACAAGAAATAGCATCAGCTATTAGAGATTTAGGTCAAGGTAAAAAACTAACTACAAAGTTTACTAACGATTTAAATAGGTTGTATGACTATTTTTTATTAGCTAACCCTGCATATGAAAGCAAAGCATATAAAGGTGAAATGAAATATGCTAAAAAGAATTTAAAAGAACTTAAAAAACAAATACAAGAAGCTAATGAGTTAGTAGAAATTCTTGGTAATGAACAATCAAATCAAAGGTTAGAACAGTTATATAGTCAAATTAATAGCAAACTAATGAGATATAGTGGAAGACTTGGTAATTTAAATCAATCACCACTGATTGCTGGTAGTAGTATAAAATCTTTTTATGGTGAAATGGATAAAGTATTTGAATTATCTAAAAAAATTAAATCAGAAGAAACACCTGATGCAGTAAAAGAAGCTGAGGGCGTAAAAAAAGTTATTGAAAAAGAAAAAACAAGTAAAGCAGACCAAATAGAACAAACTATTACAGACCTTGCAGAAAGTATGCCTGCAGTTGAAGGTGTTAAAATAGATTTAGAAAAAACAAAAATGGATATATTATCTAAAAAAGAGATAAATCCTATTGATATGGAATTTTTAAAGACTATAGAAATTATTAAAGATAGGCCTGGATACGCAGACTATATTGGTAATATGTTTTTAGAGTTTCAACAAAACTTTTTAAGTAAACCTGGTAAAGTAAATGAAGTAAGTTTAAATGACTTAAAGTTATTTAATAAATATTTACAAGACTTGATGGGTGCAGAAGGTAGTATATTCAAACAAATAGAGAAAAGTAAAAAAGTAGATGGTCCAAAAGGTAGGCATCACATGATGTTTTTTGGACAAGCAGAAAAAGCAATGCGTGCAGATATACAAAAACGATTAGTAGATGTTATGGTTACAGATAAAAATGGTAATGTTGCTAAAGTAAGTTTAAAGGTACCAACTACTACATTAACTAAAAACCTAGAAGCTGCTAGATTTTTTCACAGATTAGATAACAGATTAAAAGTTGTAATACAATCACGTATGCAAGAAGAGTTTAAGTTTTTAAATAAAGAAGATGCTAACATACAACGTGGTGATTTTGATGCTATATTTAGTGCAGTAGTGTATGAAAAGCAAATGCGTTTATATGATATCCAAGAAAAGATAAATGAAAAAGGTGTTGATAAACTAAACAATGCTGAAGAATATGTATACTCTGAATTTAAAAAATCTCAAGAAGTACTTAAAAAATTAGAAAAAGAAAATACAATATATGAATTAGTCGGTGAAAAAGAAGGTGCATTTGAAAAAGTTGGACCACAACAACTGTTTAATCGTATAGATAAATCTATTACAGATTTATTGACTACAGTTAAAAATGATATTATTGTAAGTAAACATCCTCTTTTAAAAGATATTTTAATAAAGGAAGGTAAAAAAATAAATGAATTTAAACCTGAAACAGAAATAAAAGAAGGTGAACCTGGATTTGAAGTACAAGAACTTAATAAATTATTATTAGATAAAAATGGCAATCTAAGTGATATGACAAAGGTTGATGTTTTATACAAAGAACTTTTGAAGACAGAAGTATTAGACCCTCTCAATATTGTAAACAAAATGTTTTCTTTAACAGATGCTAGATACATTGAATACCAAAAAGGTATTAATGATATGATTCTAGAAAAGTATCCAAAGTTAAACTTACAAAAACTAAATACATCACAAGTAGAATTAGTAAAAAAATATAGAAAGTTTTTAGAAGAAGTATATCCTTATGAGCAATCTATATCTATTGGTAGATTTGAATCACCAGATGGTATGGTAAGAGATTACTTTCCACAACTAGGTCATTACAATATTAAAAGTAATTGGCCTGAATTAAGAGATTGGGTAGAAACAAATTTAGAAACATATAGAGGTACTATTAAAAATGTTAAAAACTTACCTGGTAATTTAAGAAGACAGGTTGAAACAGGATTAATACAGTTTCCTGCAGCAAGAGAATTAGCAGTAGAAGCACGTAGACAAATGTTAGATAGAATGAGATTGACTGGACTAAATGGAGACCTTGCAGCATCTGAAGTATCTAACTCAGCTATATTAAGCACTAGACCACAGAACTGGATACAACAAACAGCTGGTAATTTAAAATCAAGAAGTTCAGACTTTATGCCTTTTTACGATACAAGTGTCAATGCATTAGATATGTATATGGGTTCAGTATATAGAAACTATATTGATGTTGTGCGTAATATTAGAGTAGATAACAATATTAGAAGGTTTGAAAAAGAAAAACCATTTGGTGAGTTTACAGAAAACTGGGCAGCATACATGAGAGATGCACATAATAATATAGCAGGATATCCATCATTACGTAATTTTGATTTACATGGTATTAAACAAAAAGAATTAGATATTATTAACAGATATATTGAATCTGATTTAGATGTAGTGAAGATGAAAGCAACTAATGTAGAAAAAAGATTTATAGAAGATATGAATGAACAATTAGGTTTGACAGCATTGCAGCAATATAAGATTTTACAAGAAATACAAAAACCTGGTAAATCAGAAATGGGACCAGAACTTACTAAACAAGCACTAAAAGAGAACTTTAAAAAATTAGCACAAAATAAAAATGTGAATAAAATAAATAGATTTGGTACTGCATATCAAGTCTTTAGTGATGAAGCACTAGTAGGAGTTGCAGAACGTTTTAATGATGCATTTGGTGGTAATTTATTTAAGAATGCACCTAAGTCTGGTAAAGCAAGAAGACTTTACTTATCAAATAAATTCAAAAACTTTAGTACTTTAGAAGGAAAGTTTGAAATGTTATCTTTGCTATCACACCCTAAAACAGCTATTACGAATTTTTATGGTGGTTTTACTAATACTATATCTGACGTAGGTTGGGAAGCATTTAGGCAAGCAACATCAACATCTTGGTTATTATCTAATGCATTTCCAAAAGCAAGTTATTTTTCAGTAAACTCTAAAGGACAACGTGTCAAAAACAATATAAAATCAAGAGAAGATATTAATAAATTTTTAGCAGAGCTTGGTGTATTTGAAGATATGTTTGTACAAGAAGCATTTTATTCTAGTAGATTATCACGTATTAATAGCAAACGTTTTTTAAATGAAGTAGCTAGAAGACTTAATGGACAAATAAAAGATGGAACACTTAGATTAGAAAACGAAGCAAACTATAATAAAGTCCAAAAACAGACTCTAAGAGAAGTAGCAAAAGAATTTGGTATTGCTGATAGACTTGTTGAGGGTGGTGCATTTTTTATGAAACGTTCTGAAATGTTATTACGTACTACAACTTGGTTAGCAAATTATATACAAGGTAGAAATTTATTTATTAGAGATATGGGTGTAGACTTAGCATTTAATGACCCAATGTTATTAAACTATGCGAGTAAAGGTGTTAAAGCATCTCAGTTTATTTATCATGCTGCAGAAAGACCAAACTTTAGTAATACATCATTAGGTAGAGTTATGACACGTTTTCATCCTTATGCATGGAACAGTATTAGAAGAAGAATAAAAATTTATAAAGGTGCAGGATATGAAGCTTGGGCAGGTGGTTTATCTACGCAAAAAGCACAACGTCAGTTTACTGCAGATATAATGGCATTATCATTAGCAAACATTTTTGTTGCAAGTATATTTGAATATGCATTATCACCACCTATGTCCTGGATGCAAGATACAGCATCATTAATCTTTGGTGATGAAAAAGCAAGAGATAGAGCATTCTTTAGTCAATATCCTATACCTGCATTAGCACCATTAAGTATTGTAACACCACCTATTGGTCGTTTTGTTTTATCACCAGTAACTAGTATTGTAAATGGGAACTGGGAAGATTTTTATAATTATCAGTTATATACATATTTCCCATTTGGTAGATTAGCAAGAGATGCCTCAAGAACTGCTAAGTCTCCAGCTATGTTTATAGACTTCATGACTGGTATTCCACAACATCAGATACATTCTTACACTAGAGATATGATTTCTAGGTATAATCAAGTATTAGACGAAGAAGAAAACACAGAATTAGATTAAATATACCATTAATATAGGTTTAAGCCTCTAATTCAAACGATATAGGACTATAAAAGGAGTGACGATAGTTTATACCAAAATTATATTTTATCGCCATATAGCCCTATTCTCGTTATCTTTTTTTCTTTAATTTATCATTTTCTTTAGATAAATCAGATAATATACGTTTTAATGGAAATTTATCTGTAAATATGTAGTTATTTTTATTTAACTCATATTCTTTAGTTAAACTCCACGTTTTTTCATCATTCATTATCTAATACCAATAATATATTTTGAGTGTTCATAATCAAATATTCTTCTTTATTGATTTCTTGAACTACAAATCCTGGTCCAAACAATACTTTGTCTCCTATTTCTAGTTCTTCTGCTTTACTACCAAGAGCTACTACTTCACCAACATTTTCTTTTATTGCTACATCTGTTGTTAAAATAATACCTGCTTCTGTTTTATTTTCTCTAGATTGTTGCTTTATCACAACTTCATCTCTTAATGGTTTCATATTGTCTCCTTACTATTCCCCCTCTGGTTAATATATTATACATTCAGTGCCAACCAAGATGTATTTGCTTTTAAAGGTAAGATGGATTTTCACCACCCGCTTCCTTCAAAGCGTGTTAATAGTTGAGGGGGAATAATTATTATTCTTCAAATAGTTTATGTATTTTTTCTAGCATTGTTTTAATTATCTTTTGTTCACCTGGTGATACCCATGGTGCTTTCTTAAAGTTAAGTAATGCTGACCTTAATATTAAAAGTTCTTCTTTATTAAACTTAGTCATCACAACACTCACAATTCCCTATTCTAGGTTGTTTATCTTCTAATCCTCTTATAATTTTATTTTCTCTTTCCATAAAAGGACTTTCTAATTTGCGTAATACTTCTCTAATCATTTCTATGTTAACATCTAAATGTATATCTCTATACCTATGTTTTATAGTAATTAGATTAGCCAAAGCACTTAACACTTGTCCTACTTCTTCTTTACTAAGATTTACTTTCGCCATCTTTTATCTCCTTCATCATTTTTATCCATTTTCCAAGAGGCATTATAATTAACGCTTCTTTTCTATCCATCCTTGTTACCACCGCATCTACATCATCGCCATGATAATCTGGATATAGCCATTGTGCTATTTTCTTTCTACGTTTTGCTTGTATGGTCCAATCCTCAACAAGACAATCAACGACTTCACTAAATCCTAGTGACCTACCATCAGAGGCATAGGCCCTCTTTGCAGAGAGCCCTTCCTCTTTAGCTGCGTTAACAATCTCACGTTCTAGGTTGTTACCACGTATTTTATTTCTGTGTGCCATTCCATAACCTCACTGTAAAGTTCAACTCTATTGGTCCTATAGCAAATATAATTCCAAAGTGTTGACCATCCAAGTCTTGAAATGATACACCAAATTGAAATAGATATAACAACGTTAGTCGTTGCATAATAATTTGTTCGTTATTAACTGTATCTATTCTTATCATTATTGACTCCAATCAACCTGCCTAAAGGTCATCGTTTCATAATCAAATAGTGCTGTCATTTCAAACTTGCCATCATCTCTTGATTTCTCACTAGATATCACTCTAGCTTTTTCGTCACGATTACCTTTAACCATAATTACTTTATCTGCTTTTTGTACTACATTCGTACTACCCTTTAGTGAGTGTAGAGCTATAGTATTACCTGCTGCAGATATCTTGTTAACGTGATGCACAGCTATAATAATTATATTATGTTTCTGTGCCATTTCTTTTAGTGCACCAATGATAATGTTTTGTCTTTGTATTTCAGACTCTACTCTATCAACGTGCACCTCATCAGTCGTATCTACTACTAAGATGTTAGGTTCATGCGTAGCAATTACCTTCTTAATAGCTTCTATTTCTGGTGCTATTGTCATTACTTGTATATGACCTAATTGTTCTTCAAACGATATATCTGGGTTAGATTTTACTTGGTCTATAACCCATCCTTCTGTTTTGTTATTAGCTATTTGAACAAATCTTCTAAATGTTAGAAACTCATTCATCTCTAATGATAAGAACAATGTATCTTTAAGTGCTCCTACTACTACATTTTGTACAAATGCAGATTTACCCATACCAGTATCACCAGAAAATACAACTAACTCTCCTGGTTTTATGATATAGTCTTGGCAGTTAAATATATCAGCCATATTAATTGACTTCTTGGTAATATCATTTTTCAAATATTCTACTAATGATTTAGTCATGTCATTTACATTCTTGATATCCAATGTATAATCTTTTCTTTTGAAATGAATACACTTTGGGTCACAGTACTCAGACATAATTACATCATTGCAGCCATATTGATAGTTACCATCAAATACATTACTTACAGTTCTAATTACTTCTTCGTCATCCATAGCACCATTAGACCATTGTAGCATACCGTTTAAAGCAACTACATAAGGTACACCTGCTCTTTTATAGGTGCTAGACATACGCATCATTTTCATATTACGTTGTCCTTCTATTGGTCCTTCATTAAAAGCGTGTTGCATACAAGTAACTACTGACGTAGTATCTTTACTTTTGTATCCACCAGTGCTAACTGCTTGTGACGTAGAAACAATTAAGTTCTGTAAGTATGGTTCTACTTCTTTATCAACATTTAACGTGTCGTACCAACCATCTTCTTTCCAGTGTTTATATGATTTATAATCTTTAGCCATATGTTTTACATCATCGTACTTAAGATTCCAGATAAGACTATATGGAATAAACACTTTATATAGTCCTGTCTTTTTATTTAAACTCCATGGTGCTCTAATGATACGTGTTTTATCAAATATACTATCTGCAAATGATAAATGTTCTTTCATAGTAAGTTTTACTTTTTCGTGTAATAACCTACTGGGTTGAAATCCAAATACATTTAATAGTTCTACATGATATCCATTACCACTAAACCATATATTCACGTGAGATTTGTCAATGCCTAAATCTGTAATTTCTTCTAGACATTGCAACAGATAAGGTTGGAATGCATCATCGGCAATATTGCCTTTGTCTACATCTAATATAATAGAATCCAAATAGGTTAAACCATCGAATCCTTTAACTGTTCTGTTAACTTCCATGTGTTGACTTAGTGTTTCATCAAAGCTATAATAGCTGCGATACATCTCACCATTCCACGCATTACTTTTAACTAACTTATTAAATTCATCGATGGTACCTATGCGATTTCTATTAGAGACACTACCATTGATAATTTCAATTATAGTCTCTTTATTTTCCATCCTTTAGCCTTTGTTGTTGGGATTACAGTTTCTTCTAATTCTAGACCTAAACGCATCAAAGTATTACTTTCACGAATCTTTCTAAATGCTCTAGAATAAGTACTTGGGGTGTGTACTTTTTGATGAGCTAACCTTCCATACACTGGTACTTCTGCTTCTAAATCATAGGAAGCAAACCAGGGGTCAGAAGAATTAGCTCTACTGTCAATCCATCTTAATATTATACCTTCTGCAGTCATTAGAAAGGAAGGTCTTCAACAGTTTCAGTTTTCTTAGCTGGTTCTCTATTGCCAAGCATTTCTTCTACCATTGTTTCTTGAGGTTGTTGATAGTTTTTAGGATAACCTTTTGCTATCTGAGCCATAAATTTCTTTTCTAACTCATCTGTATCATTAGGATTAGATACTACTCCCCAAGTAGCTCTTTTATATTTACCAGATGCTGCATAATTAATAACAGCAACTTCTCCATCAATTAACGTATCAACATTTACTTCACCTACATCAGATACATTTATATCTTTTCCAGATGCAAGATAAAGAGTATTTAAATCTTCTGGATACGCCATACCAGTTACAATACCATTCACATCTTTTTCAAAGTTCTGATTGATAAATGTAGTGTAGTTATATCCATTGTCTTTATCTTCTAGTTTTAATCTAATACTACAGTCATTGTATTGAGAGTCAATTTGTTCTGCTTCAACAATACGACATTGATTTACAAACCAATTTTTATTGGAAGTGTTGGTCTTCACTTTAGTTCCAGTTATAGCCATTTATTTAGCTCCTTTTTTCTTCGTTAACGATTCAAAGTATTCTGTACTTTGACTTACTTTAAGTTTTGTATCGAAGAATCCTGCTTGACGTTTTTGTTTATAACGCAAGTAATCATCTTCTGGAAGTTTCTTTGCATCATTAGCTAATCTAGCTGCTTTATCCATCGCCTCTAATGATTTGATTGTAGGATTAATTTGCTTTTGTTTAGCTTTAGCATTATCTACTTCTTCTTTACTAGCAATAGCAAAGTCACCACCAAATCCTGCAAATGCTAATGCACGACCTACTGCTGATGTTTCACCATTTTCTAATGCTGATGTTTTATTTACAAATCCTGTGTTATCACGTTCAGCTGCATGACCCACATAAAACCATTCTGGTTCTTTTACTGGATTTGGAATTACTGTTGCTTTAACAACATATTCATTACAGGTTTCTCCTGTAGGTGTATCAATAACTTGACTTACACTAATTAGTTCTGTCTGTATCGATGCTTGTGGAAACTCATCTGCGAATGCGATAAGTCTATCTTTTACTTCGGTATATTCTCTACCTTTAAACTTCATATAATCTCCTTATTATATTTTTATTATTATTGGACTAGTAAGTTATATATAATAACCCACTAATCCAATTATTTTATTTACTAAAATGGTTTATCTACTGTATATACAGGCATACCAAGGGGTGTGTCATATAGATATTTCAAATCCCAACCTCTTATCATAGTATTTTCTCTCCATGTACAATAAACATAATATGACCATTCATCTACTAACTTAGGTTCGAGATAATATTTACGCTGTTCTTCTATCTCAAACCCTTCTATTCTTTTCATTACAAACTGTTTTGCAAGTAATTGTAATTCATCTTTTCTATATCGTTTCTTTATCATATATCAACTCCATATATTTAATTGTTTGATAACAAGTATTAAACAATATATTACCCATCATATGTGCGTGATATCTTTCATCTTCTGTATTAGCTTTACTAATTAAGTTTAAGCCAACAGAAGATAAATACACAATAGCATCACATAATTCTTCGTATGCTTCTTGCGTAAATATTCTACCATCTGATTCTTCTATTGGTACTTGCATACCATATTTTTCAGCACCAATATCTAATCGTTGACCAATATCATCTATTAGCAATGATGTATATTTTACTTTTTGTGGCACTGCATTTTCAGCATCAAGCTGTTCACGCACCATTTTTAAAGTGTTCTGTATATTAGTTATTATTCTTGCATTATTTTCCATTTGTAACCTCCAATGTTTCTACTACTCTTTTAATTAATATTGCACAATAATGTCTTTCATCGCTATTCATTCTATTATTTATCATATCCATATTAATAAAGTAATCTATTGCTTCTAAACATTCTTTATCAGTTGTTTTTTTAATGCTCATAACTCAACACCATCAGTTTCTCTTTCAGGAAACTCCATATATTTTGTTCTTAAATGTTCATCACGTTCGTGATTTAAATGTGATACATTAGCTTCGACATCATCTAACGCTTGTTCAAAATCTGACCTAATACTATCAGCATCTAAATAATATCCTGTTTCTTCGTCAAAAGAATAATATACATTTATTTCTATTTTTGCATCTATTTTTTCCATTACATTCTACTCCCGTCCATTATTTTATCATATTTATCTTTATTGCCTCCACATTCTTCGGCAATCTTTTCTTTAAATTCAAAGTATGTTATTGCATTCACTTCATCTTTACATCCATCGCACCAATAAATATCATCTAAAGTATCCATAACTTCTTCTGTATTTATAATAATCCATGCTCTTGTTTGTACTTCTTCTGAGCCGCAATAATCACATACCCACATATCATCCATGTCCTTTGGTACTAGACTCATTTGCACTCCTATCATATTGTTCTATCCAACCTTTTCTTTTTCTTTTTTGATAACCAGTAAACCAATACCAGTGTCCAAAGCGTTCATAAAACTCTTTATTAGTTTTTGTACGCCAAGTTTTTGTATGTTTTACATTTGTTTCTACATAGAATTTTGGTTGTCCATCTATTACTTTCCAAGGCATATGCCCTCCTTATTATTTATTATCCCCTAGCTGTGTTTACCATCTAGATTTATACCCCACATACCATTGAGAATGGTTAGTCGTTGCGAACCTAGCAACAGTTCTTTATCTCGGTATACCGTGAGGTACCAGGCCATCACTAGGGGACAATTATACAGGAAGAGGGTCGTGCTATCTTCTCTATACGACTTCTGTACAGTAGCCAGTCTTCCTGTAATGTTAATATTACCAACTACATTCGTAGATGACTGTTTCGCCATCTGCCAATGCTTCTCTTGCAAATTCTACAAATTCTAAATCTTTATCTATGTAGTATTGTGCTTGAGACTCTTGAATTTCATGACCCCAAAAGAATCCACCATCACAAAAGTATCCACTATAATGATTTCTTATAGCTTTTTCTAATCTGTCAATGTCTTCTTCTGAAAGTTCTATTGAGTTCCAAGATATAGGGTTCCAAACAACTTCCCCATTTTGTAAATCATCTTGTTCCCATTTTGATTCAAGTTTATTTCTTTCCATATAAAGTTTATTCATAAACTCTTGTAATCTTGCGTGTTTACGCCATTCAAATGGACCTGCCATCTGATATTTATCTTCTTTCTTTTCACCTTCTGGTGTTGTGTATTCATATGTTTTTGTACGCATTGTACCTGCATATTGGTCTAAACCCATTTTATTTCTCCTTATTATTAATATTATTCAGAACTGAGATAGCAGAGGTATAGAATGCTCACAGCTGATACCTTTAACTATACTATACTATCTCTATTCTGATTTAAGTTACACCACCTGTAATGTAACTAATTAATCTTGAAGTTCACCTGTATTAGGGTCTACTTCTTTCATACCATTTTCAGTTTGTTCTAAACCATCTATGATATTTACATTTTGATTAGCAAGTCTATCTAACATAAACTTTCTAATTTGAGTAATATGCATATCTGCATTTTGGTGGTCTACCATATCTAGTTTATCACCAAGGAACTCTTCAATGTCTTCCCAATCAAGGTTCTTTCCAGTATCATACATATAAGTAACCAACTTATCATCTCCAGGGTGACAAGTTTTGTACCATTCGATAGCGTCGTCATTTAAAGTGAATGACTCACTTTCAATTTCATACTCTATATTTTCGTATGCTACTTCGTTTAGTGCTTCTCTAAATGGTTCTGTATCATCAAATTCAGGTTCACCGCCTTCGATTAAGACTTCATTTAGATTTGTGCAGCAAGCATATGTATCATATATTTCATGTTCTTGTTCGTAATAACTAATACGATAATCTGCATTTGCTGGAACTTCACCATATTCATATAGGTTTTTTGCTGTTGATTTTGCCATTTTATCATAGCAAGTATTTAGACCATTGTAAATATCAATAGCACTCAATGTTTGTGTATTAATATCCATTACATTCATTATTTTCCAGTAATTAAAGAACATACCAGAAATAGAATCGATACTTGGTGCTTGTCTATCGTTGTCACCAAGTCTGTTATATAAGAACCACATAGTTCTATCTATCATTTTACTCTCCTTTTATTATTATAATAATGGAACCCACTCCACACCTCACCTAGCGTATAACGCCGTTCGTTCCATCATTGTAATTATTATTATTATTAATCTAATAGCGTCATATACGCTTTTGCATTGTTATCTCTAAACCAATCTAATCCTTTTCTTACAATGTTTTGTAATTTAGGATTAGTCATATAACCAGGCATAAATTGTGCACCCATAATCATTGAGTATACACTTTCCTCTACTGGCGATAACCTATATGTTTCTTTTGAAAAAGGATTTTCTATTGTAAGCATTTCATGTCCTTCTTCCAAAAATGTAACTTGTTCCATACTGTAAGGAAATTCAGTATACTTCTCTTTACTGGTTATTTCTTTTCCTGTACCATCAATGTATGTTATATTATCTTTTTTCATTATTCATTTCCTTCCATTCCTTAATCCATTCTTTGACAATATCTATTTCCTCATTGAACTCGCCTTGCATTGTTATTTCATCAAGCGTTCCATCGTCATTTAGATATTGTCCTATTTTATATATTTCTTGTAACCAAAACCATGTTGAATGAGATTGTGCGTGTTCAAGTTTTTTATCTAAGAACCTTTCTATTTTCATCTATAACTCTCCTTATTATCATTATATTTATCTAACGCATATTCTGCTTCTTTGTTCCATCTTTCTTTTACTTTTTCTACTCTTGTGCGATACAATTCATCATTTTCATCGTCATAATAAACAAGCCAAATTGTATCTCTATCTATTACTTCTTTGCTTTTTATTTTCATATTATTATTCCTTATAGTTATTAAATTTATTAGATAGATGTGCCTACTTGTTAGGTATTGTCGTCTTCCGTTGCAATCGGGTGATTAAAGTAGTTACCTACTCGACAACCATGTCGTTTATTTGGCCCAACCTCTGACCTTTTACATGGTGCAATATAGTTCCCTTACGATTGTGTAACACAATGTTATCTATTGGGTAACTATATTTTTACATCTATCTAAAATCTGATTAGGGGTGTGTTGGCAAGGGAAAGGAAGTACAGTGCCTATCACAAACACCCATGAAAAAACAAAACCTTGCCACACACTATAACTGATTAACTTCCTTTATTTAATCTACCCACGAAGGGGTCCATTGCATATTAAATGATACTGTAATCGTGCTATCTTGTTCTACTGCTTCGTCCAGTATCTTGATAACTTCATTACGCATATTTTCTATGCTTTTTCTTTCTGATTCTTGTTCTGCTTCTTTTACATAAGATTTATGTAAACTATCAGTTTTAGCCTTTTCCATATCAGAAAGTTCTGGTATTTCAGGTATCTCACTATCTTTTACCTTTTCTGGTGTATATTTTGATGATGTTACATTACTTGTTACTGGTTTGTATGTATCTGCAACCCAAGCCAAGTAAGTTGTAACACTTATTCCTAATACAACCACGATTAACGCTAGTTTATCTTTATTCATTATTTCTCCTCATTGTATTTAACTCTTTGGTAATAATCTGTTAATAAATAATAGATACTATCTTGATTCATTGTTCCAGGGTTTGTTGCGTGCATATCATCTGCTAAGTCCCAAAAACCTCCAGAATACGATTCATCTGTTTCCTCTGTCAATACATTATCATTGTATTTTTTGAAACAAGTATCTAATTGTTTATTAAAGTCTGTTTCTGCCCATTTTATTATTGCATTCTTATACATTATTTTTCTCCCATACATATGCTTCATAGTATTTTGTTAAGTATTCTTTTTCTATATTGATATTTTCTAATGTATCAATAGTTTGTTGTCTTTCTTTTTCTCTAAGTTCTTTTGCTTTTTCTGTTGTAATCATTATTTTTCCTCATTTCTATTAATCCAATTTCTTTCTGTGTTATATAACCACCTTAATTGTCTATATCTTTCTATTTTGTAATCTATCCATTTCATTATTCATCCTTTTATTTGTTAAGTTTTCTATTCCAAGTCTTAGATGAGAGCCAGTACTTGCTCGTGTTATTCAGACTTGCATTAGGACTTACGACTATAACATCATCATCTGCCTTTGTAGTGGTAATATTATCTATTCCACTACTAATTTATTAGAACATATTCCTCCTTTTTTTGCCTGTGAATATACGAAATAACAAGACAATATTCAATAATGAATCATCTAAATTAATAGCAATGCTATTCAGATCGCAGATGTAAGTCTGCGACTGAATCAATGTACCATTTCGACCTGGTACTATCAGTTACAAACTTAATTGTCTTATTATTTCTTGCCTCTTGTAATTAATTGTGAGCAAATACTTTGTTGCTCTCAATACTATTTCTATTAAACATTGCGTCATATTGCATATGGTCAGATAATGTTCTTGTTACCTGTTCTGCTGTATGACAATGGTCCTGTATATGTGTTAATAATCTTACATTATTTATTTTACTGAACCTGAATAAGCGTTGTCCTGATTGCACATTCCAACGATTATTTAACTCACATATCAAATGATATCGTATGCTTTTCATAGTTTTTTTCCTCTTATTACATTTTTTTAATTGTAGGGTATTTAAAGTGCATAGAGACACGAATGCCTCTACACACTATAAACTTAGTCAGTTGAAGTAACTAAGGATGACAAGTCATTACCGCCACCAGACATTAGTCTAATGTTACCAGTAAACTTCTTGTATTCAGTATCATACTTCAACTTACCAATGCATAAATCCCTTGAAGACAATGCGTCATTCAAGATAGTCTTAACCTTAGACTCATCATCTGCTTTAACATTAGTAACTTCCATAAGATGACCAGCACCGCATTGTTTCAAACTAATGTTCAATGCTTTGAATGCACCGTCAATCTTAACAAAATATTTAATATAGTATTTCATAGTTTATTATTCCTTATATTTATTAATATACTGAGATAAGAGGGGAAATTCACTCCCCCTAGTAAGTAAGGTGTATATTCAACGAATCGTTAAATTTCAACGAAAATGTAAATTATAAACCAAAATAAGGGGGGAGTGCATTTCATATATATCACTCACACGCATTCTAACCCTATTTTTTTTTGGATTTTTTTTATCTGGACTTTAATTCTATTTGTTGTGTAAATTATCACATGAAGCGTAAAAAACAACATTTAGAGAAATTAGATAAAAAAACTGGTAAATGGGTAAAAGTTCCTTTATCGGAAGCTAATGAAGAAATGATGCAGATTTACGACAGAATGGAGGCTGAGTTAGAAATATCAGCTAAGATAGAAGCAATGAAACTTGGGTTATACACAATTAAAAAGAAAAACTGACTAATTAGCTAATTTAAATACGTTTATGTATAAACTACGAATATATTAGCGATTAATTATCTTATTTATACCCTACATTAGGAGCATTATGAAGAAACCAAAGAATAAGTTAACGTACAAGCAGATGGTAAGTATTATGGCTGGGATGGATAAAACCATACAACAGCAACAAATGCTGCTTTTCAACGTAGATAAGCTATTGCAAGAGTACATTGACTATAAAGAAGAAACGGAATCCTTCAAAAAATTTTTAGAAAAAAAATATGATAACAATAACGAAGAAGCTGAAAAGAAATAACTTCCAACCTCAAACGTTTCGTGTGTATACCAAGGAAGAAGCTAAGGGTAAGGGCTTAAAATGGAGACATTGGGGGGAAGCAAAGGAAGGTGAGTATGGGATATCAGACGATGGGTATGTTGCTGAGTGTATATATCGCAAGGTATATGGAGAAAAGGTGGAATATACCTACCCGTACGGTAGACAATGGCTAACTGCCTGGGGTAAACTAGAGTTTGAACCGCATTGGAGGTCTAATAACTTCAGTACAGTGTCTACAAAGAGCTATAATGACCTAGAAGTACAAAAGAAGGGTGCAGATATAGCTATGGATGCGTATATAGCGTACAAAATGGCAGGATTATCGCCAGATTGGGAGAAAATAGGCAGATTATACAGGCCCGACCAAGATAATCCCGTTATTGCTGCAAAAAGATTATTTAAAACGAAACAGGTAAAGAAAATGATACAGGATAAACTGAAGGACATTTTAATTGATAAGAATATTGATGAAGGATTTGTACTTGATGTAATAAAAGATGCTATTGAAGTAGCTAAAGTAAAAGAAGACTCTGGTAATATGATACGTGCAGCTAAAGAGCTGTCAGAGTTTTTAGATATGAAACCAAAAACGAAACAGGTTACAGAATCTTTAGAAATGGATATGTCGCATCAAATTGCAGACAGCTATGAAAAACAAACTAAAAAATTAAAAGCTACACAAACTAGGCAATTAGATGAAGAAAACAATAGTTATATCGGGGAAGAAAGCGAATCTGAGTGAGTTACTAGCAGTATTGTTAGAAGTTGCAGAAGATTTTGAGGTTTCCATAGTTATAGAGAATTAATGGATAAAAAAAAGATATTATTAGAAATGCAACAAGATATGTTGTTATTTGGGCGTATGGTGATGCCCAATATGTTTAGCAGTGAATCACCACCTTTTCATTATGACCTAACTAAAGAGTTGTTAAATACTGATGAAAAACAGATTAACATTATTGCTCCTAGAGGTCATGCAAAAAGTTCGGTAGCAGCTGGGATATTTCCTTTGTTTCATTTGATGTTTACTCCTGGTGTAAAGGTAATCGTATTGGTTTCCCGAACACAATCCCATGCTACCAAGCTTTTAGGTACTATTAAAGACGTATTAGATTACTCAAAAGAGTTTCGATATTTTTTTGGATACTGGGGAATGCAGTCTGCTAGAAAGTGGACTAATACAGAAGTAGAGTTAAAAGATGGCAGCTTAATTGTATGCAAGGGTACTGGACAACAGATACGTGGTATCAAACACGGTAATCAACGACCTACTCTTTTAATATTAGATGACCCTGAAGACGAGAACAACACTAAGACTGCTGAGGCAATGGAGTATAACTTGCGTTGGTTATTGCAATCTGGTGTTCCATCGGTTGACCCACTAACAGGGAGGATTGTAGTGATTGGTACTCCTCAACACGAACGTTGTTTAGTTGAAACATTAAAAGAAATGAAAGGTTGGAACACAAAAGAGTATAGACCAGACTTAGAAGATGATTACAGTCTATGGCCAGAAGTATGGCCTGTAGAAAAATTAAAGGAAAAGAAAGAAGAACTAGAGAGTATTAATCGTTTATCAGTATTTTATAGAGAGTATCTATGTCAAATTGTAGGCGATGAAGACAATTTGTTTAGAAAAGATGATTTAAAATACTATGAAGGATATGTTGAACGAGATGAGCAAGGGTTGTCGACTCTCATCCTGACGAACCTTAATGGTGAGGAAGTAGACGAGAGGAGACCTGTAAACGTGTTTACTGGTGTCGACCCTGCATCTAGTACAAAGAAAGGAGCTGACTATAGTGTCATATTTAATATTGCTGTCGATGGGGATAATAATAGGTATGTGTTGCCTTACTTTCGTAAAAGAGCAACGCCTTTGGATTTGGCAGATTCGATTATTAATAACTTCAGAACTTACAGAAGTGCTAAAACTCGTATTGAATCGGTTGGGTATCAGGAAATGCTTAGACAATATATCAAAGAACAAGCAGAAGAACTAGGAATGTTTATACCTGGTCTAGAAATAAAAGAAAACCCAAGAACAAGTAAATCATACAGATTAGAAAGTTTGCAGCCATTATTTGCAAATGGTAAAGTACATATACAAAAAGATATGCAAGCATTTATAGATGAGTGTACTTTATATCCAAGAGGTAAGCATGATGACTTGCTTGATGGTTTTTTCTATGCAAATAAAAATTGTTATCGACCTGCTCACGAAGCACAGCAAAAACAAGAAGAACCTACATGGTTTACTAGAAAAAGTAAATCTTGGAAGATATTGTAAATAGTCCTTGACAAGAATCTAAAAATTCCCGTAATTTTGACCTAATACATTTATGGATAAAAACAAGTACTTTTTAACATTTAAAGAATTTATTTTTAAAATAGATAATTTAGATACAGTAGAAGTACCTAAAGGATATATACAAATAGATGCCCAAAAAAATACAAAAAAGAACACAAAGCACAAGAACGCAAGGAAAAGATGATTTAGAGTTTGTGTTTGATTATCAAACTGGTGATGTCAACCAGGTAGAAATATCAGAAGAAGTGGAAATAACTAGAGAGTTATTCCATGATTATAAAAGTGCAAGAGAGTTATGGGCACAAAAATTTCAAGAATCTGTAGAGTTTAGAGCAGGTGCACAATGGACTAATGAAGAACGTGATGTATTAGAATCACGTGGACAAGCACCTATCGTAGTTAACAGAATACATCCAATCGTAGAGACTGCAAAATCTCTTTTAACATATAATTCACCTCAATTTCGCTCCACTGGTCGTGAAGACTCGGATAGAGAAACAGCAAAAGTATTCTCAGATTTGTTTCAGTATATATGGCAAGTATCATCTGGAGATGAAGAATTAAAACAAGCTATTGACGATTATTACGTTGGTGGTATGGGAGTTCTTCAAGTATATCAAGACCCTGATGCTGATTTAGGAAAAGGTGAAGTATATATCAAATCTATAAATCCATTAGACGTATATATAGACCCAAATGCAAAAGATGTTTATGGCCGTGATGCTGCAAATATATTAGTTACAACATATATGACAGATGAACAGGCAATGCAAACATATCCAGAGTTTTATGATATTATAGAACAATCTGCTATGCATCCAGACGAATCAGATGATTATCCTGTTACAAACTTAGCAGCTACTGAAGGTCAACTATTTACTACAGATGGAACAGAAACTGTACATAATAGAAGACAATACATAGAAAGATATTCAAAAGAAATGCATTGTTATTACAATTCTTATGAACCTTTTTCTCAGCAAGAACATTTACTCAATGAAGAAGAGTATAATGAGTATTTAATGAAATTTTATATCAAAGTAAAAACTATAAAAGGAGAAGAGGTTATATTATTTGAGGAAGATTCTATTAAAGAAATGTTTCAGGTAATTGAAACTACTGGGCCATTATTTCATTATGAGTTACCAGACCCTCAATATGATGCACAAGGTCAACCTATACCTCAGCAACCTGTAAGAGTTCCAGGAGAGGAAGACGAAAACTCTATTCCAGGTAGTACTACTATTTTAATACCAATGACAGTTGAAGAAATGATTGGAACTGGAGATATAATATCTAATAAAATAGAAAAATGTTGTGTGAAGATGGTTGTCTCTGTTGGCGATAAATTACTTTATGAAAGATTGCTACCCACAGAAGATTATCCTATAGTTCCTTTAATGAACATACATCACAGAAATCCGTTTCCTGAATCAGATGTTAGACTATATAGACCATTGCAAGAATACATAAATAAAATTCGTTCTTTGATTATTGCACACGCTAGTACGAGTACAAATGTAAAACTATTAATACCTAGAGGTTCTGCTGATTTAAATCAAATAGAACAAGAATGGAGTAAAGCTGGTACTAGTGTTATTGAATTTGATGCAGAGTTAGGTGCACCGATTGTAGCTGGCCCAGTCCCACTACCAAATGAGCTTTATAAAAATGAAGCGGATGCCAAATATGATTTAGAATATGGATTTGGTATTTTTGAATTGATGCAAGGTAGTGGTAGAAGTGCACCATCGACTTATAGAGGTACATTAGTTGTTGATGAGTTTGGCCAGCGTAGAATTAAATCAAGAAGAGATGATATAGAAGGAATGTTAAATCAATTAGCTAAAGTTGCAATACCATTAATGCAGCAATTATACACAGAAGAAAAAGTAATTAGACTAATACAACCTAATGGCAATGAAAAAGAACAACGATTTAACTTTTACAAAGAAATGGAAAATGGAGATGTTGCACGCTTTCATGATATAGGTGTTGGAAAATATGATGTTGTAGTAGTTTCTGGCTCTACATTACCTACAAATAGAATGGCATTGTTAAATACTTATATGCAAATGTATCAAATGGGATTAATAGACCAAACAGAAGTATTAAAAAAGTCAGAATTAGTAGATTTAGATGGTGTAATGGAACGAAGTGGACAAATGAAACAAATGATGCAACAAGTAGAAATGTTACAAGAAGAATTAAAGAAGGTGCGTGGAGACCTTCAAACTGCTGAACGTGAAGAGATACATGCTAAAAAACGTTTAGAAGTAGAAAAATTCACCTCTGATTTAGATAAAGTATCTAACAGAGCTGATATGGCAACTACGCTTTATAAAGCAAGGTTGAACGATGCAAAACAACAGTTAATGAACTCCGATATTAGTCCAGATGCAGAAGCACAAATTGATATATTTGAGCCTATGGAAGACGAATTGGAGAGTTAACAAGGAGATAAAATGGAAGAAAACACAATGGACAGAGTAGATGAGCAAGCAGTAGAAGGCGTAACGACTGAGCCAACAACTGCTTCAGAAGACATTTTTAACGAAATATTTGGAGAAGCACAACAGGTTGCTCCTGTTAGCCAAGAAGTAGTTCAAAGTGAACCTGCTGAGACTCAGACTGCTATGGAACCAAAGAACGACCCTGACCAGTTTCAATACTGGCAAAGTCAAGCTGATAAGAGACAAGCAGAAGTAGATATGTTGAAATCGCAAATGGCAGATGTTATGTCAAAAGTGAGTCAAACTGCACCTGCTGCTCCAGTTGAAAAGGAAACAGTTTTAGAAAAACCTGTTAAACCTCGTAAACCAGCTGACTTCGACCGTTCTGAAGCTTTGACTGACCCTGATAGTGCATCAGCACAGTACTTAGCAAAGCAAGAATCTTATTTGGAAGCTATGTCAGATTATGTAGCAACTTCAAATGAGCAAGTTATGCAAACGATGACAAAAACAAAACAAGAACAAGAAGCTATTGCGAGAGACCAAAAGGTGTTAAGAGACTTACAGTCTAATTACAACTATACTCCTGAGCAAGCGAATGATTTTGTAGCACAAATGTCATCACCAGATTCATTATCGTTAGATAACTTGGTGCAACTTCACCAGTTGAAAATGAACAGTGGTTCACAACAGGTTACACAAGTAACCCCACAAGCTCAACAGAAAGCTGCAGTGATGAATCAACGTAATGAAAAGCTAAGTATACCTAAACCTATCGGAGTACAACCAGGAGCTAGTGACCAGTCGCCAACTAAAAACGTAGAAGATAAAATGATGGATGCGATGATTGGAAATTTTAATAAGCGTAATCCATTCTAATTTAAGGAGAAGGCAAAATGGCACAAGATACAAATGGAATATTTTCAGGTAGCATTGGTGGAAGCGCAGCCCTATCGGGACAGGTTTCTATTAATGATGCAAGAAGAGTATTCAATTTCGGTGAAAGAGTAGCGGAATTAAATCCAGCTGCTTCGCCTTTCTTCGCATATTTATCTAAAATTGCTAAGAAACCTACAGATGACCCTGTATTTAAATTCTTAGAAAAAAGACATCAATGGCAACGTAGAAACTTCTTTGTTGATGGGCCAATTACCCATACTTCAAATGGAAGTTCTACTCAAGAGACTTTTGATTTAGCAAAAGCTACTGACAAAATCGATGTTGACTATGATATTTATGGAAGAAAAGCAGGAGGACCCTATAAGGCAGAATATTTAACAGCAGGACAGATGATTGCAATCGAAGGGCAATTAGATGCAAACGCTGGAGCAAGTTCTGATAAAAGCCTTATAGTGTACTATAGAGTAACAGACTTAACTCAAAACACAGCAGATACAAGTTTATCAGCTGAATTTGTTAAAGCTATCGAACTAGGTGTTGAAAACGGAGCATTAGATGTTACTGCACTAGTTAGTGGAGACAAAATCGTACACGCTGATAACTCAAAGGGCCAAGTAATTGGTTCAGCATGGTCAGAAGGCGACACAGCACCTGATGGCTGGAGAGATGAGTTTTACTCAAGAGAAGGATACTGTCAGATTTTTAAAACTGCAGTACCTCTATTCTCAGGAACTTCTTTAGCTACACGCTACAGAGGTGACGCTAACGAATACATGAGAGTATATCAAGAGAAACTTATGGAACATAAGATGGACATTGAAAATGCTTTATTATTCGGTTATGGTGAAGTAGATGAAACTTCAACAGCACAACAAAGAAAAACATGGGGTATTTTACCTTACACTGAAGTATACGGAAAGGTTAAAACCTTTACTTACGCTTCATCAGGGTATGATGACTTCGTAGATGCTATGTCAGATATTTTTGATGCAGAATCTGGTGCAGGTGGCAGTAAAATGGTACTTGCTTCACGTTCTATCATGAACTGGCTTAACAAATTAGGTGGTAGTTCTTTCTTAGGAAATACTATGGCATCAGGAGTTGGAACATCTGCAACAGGTGTACCAACATCTGCACCATATGGTGTTTCTTTAGACAAGGGACAATCACTGTTTAATGGTGTTAATGTAACACAAGTAGATACCTTATATGGTACTCTTAACTTTGTTATGGAACCACTATTAAGAGGTCCTTGGGCAAACCACGCTATTGTTGTTGACTTAAACAACGTAGCTTACAGACCACTAGCTGGTAATGGTGAGTCAAGAGATACTCAAATTATTACTAACATTCAGAACAACGATGTAGACGGAAGAAAAGACATGATTCTTACAGAAGCAGGTCTTGAAATTCAACTTCCAGAAACACACGCTATTTTGAAATTTAGCTAATAGTTGAATACGGGGGAGTTGCAATATACTCCCCCAAATAATTTTAAATTAAAAAGGGGAAAACAATGGCAAATCCATTATTAAAATTAGGAGTAAAAACAGCACTTAAAGGTGGTAAAAAACTTGCTAAAAAAATTAAGACTAGAGCTAATAGTACCAACAATATAAATACTGGCCCTGTTGATAGAGCTATAAAAAGAACAAAAAAAATTATTGATAGATATGAAGGTGCAATAGATAATTATACTTTAGGAGGAAATCCTGGTACAAAATTAAATGTAGGTGCTCCTAATGCACTTAATAGAGGTTTACAAAAAGCAAAAGCTTTAAAAAACAATTTAGGTTTTAAAAGATTACATAAAAAAATGGGTATTAAATAAAAGGAGAATATTATGGGCGGACCATTAGTAGCGGGAGCTAGAGTAGCAGGAAAAGCATTTATGAAATCACCTGCAGGTAAAAGATTAAAGAAAAAAGCAATAGAAACTGGAAAAGAACTTGTATCACGTGCAAAAACTGCACGTAATTACGCACAACAAAGTACAAATAATTCTACTGTAAGAGATGGTCTTACAGAAAGTATGATGCGATTAAAACCATCAGGTGAAATGTCTAGAGGTATATCAATGGGTGTTAAATTTGGTAAAGCTCAAGCAGCTAAAGAGGGTGTAAAAGCAGCTTTAGTATCAGGTGGAGCAGGATATCTTTTAGGTAAAAAAAATAAAAAATAGGAAAGTAAATGAGTATTAAAACAGAAATAGAAGCATACACTGGTGACATAGATACTCCAGACATTACTGCACAAGCATTGCAGTTTGCAAAAGATGGTGTAAGATATATTTATTCTATAGTGTTGACTAACCCTGAAATGGGAGAAAGATTGTCAGCTAATACAGACTTGAATACTGCATCACCAACATTGACACTAACAAACGTAATGTCATTAGACTACGTTTTAAGAAACGATGGTGTTATTGATAGACCTTGTACTGAAGGAGAATCTTCTATGGCAGGAGCATATAGTGACCCAGATAGTTTACATAGAGCAACTATAACTAGCCCTGTTTATTATATTAAAAACAATGACTTAACTATTATACCTGCTCCTCTTGATGCACAGCTTGGTAAAGTTGGAAGTGTAACACCAGATACTACATTTACTCTAACTGACGATTATAGTGATTTAACAGGACTGCTTCCAGAACTATCATTGGGTGTTACATTGTATGCTGCAAGCATGGTATTGTTAACTAAAATGAATGCTATAGGAAAACCAACAGATACAAATCTAACTACTATTGCAGGTACTGCTAGCGTTGATACAGAGGCTGATAGAGTAGATATTACTAAATGGTTTAATATTGTTGGTGATTATATACAAGATGAAGATGTCGAACTAGCATCTGCATATTTATCAAAAATAAATAGTTATTTACAAAATTATCAAATGGAACTAACTGGAGACCAATCACAATACCAGTGGTATGAATCACAGTATGTAAAGGTTAGTCAATCGTTAGCTGCATTTTTAGAACCATACGTAGGAGCATAATATGAAGTTACAAAAAATGATAGATATGGTAAAAAAACATCATCCAGAACTTGGTAATGTAGAAATTATTGAAATGTTAAATCAAGCATCTGATGAGTTTTGTCAACGTACATTAATACTTGATGAAGCTACTCAGTTTACAACAGTAGCTGGACAAAGATATTATGGATTAAAAGATGGTATATTAGAAATTAAATCAGTAGACCTTAGAGATGAAGATGGTAATGATGTTAGCATTAAACGTTTACAAGGTAGACCAAAGTATAGGGATATAATATAATGGCAAATAATTATTCAAGAGTATATAATCGTTCTGTAAAAGAAAATGTTTATTGGATTGAAAGAGATTCAATAGGATTAGCGTTATACGACCCTTTAGCTAGCGAGGCAAATAGATTTACAAGTTTAACATCTGCATTAACAGTAACATTATTTTATCACAAAAAAGCAGACCATTTTGGTAGACAGATTGCATTAAATGGCACAGTTAGTGATACTACGAATTTAACGAGTGTAATGGATGAACCAAGTGAATTACCAGAACAATTTCATCAATATTTAGTAGATAAAGCTATACAGCTTGGGTATGAACAAAAACCAGAAATGATACAGATGGCTGGATACTTTAATCAAAAATTTGAAAAAGGTATTAAAGAGGGTAAAACCTTTAAAAATAGAAATAGAATAAGTGGAATGAGACACGTAAGGCAGTCCAGTTATTAATGGCTAATACATGGAGAAGAGGGGAGTTTGGATTAACTTCATTCGATGAACACAATTTAAGTTTTAGTGAATTAATTCAACATTTTAATGATAATATAAATGAAAATTTTATTGATTTGTCCATTGTGTCTGATATATCTACTACAGATATACAGATTGCTTTGGATGTTAGTACTACAGATAAGGATAAAGCTAATATATCTTATACAGATATTGGGTTGGCAAGCAGTAATATATATACTGACATTGCTAATCCTGCTAAGCCAGTAAGCGGTTATGAAGATAGAATTAAAAATACATAGGAGATAACAATGGGTGGAAGCTTAACAAGTCCTAATAAGATTAAAGATGTGTATAAAAAAATTGTTTTTTATGATGATAACAAATTAAAAGTAGATAATGGAACTGCAGATGTAACAATTACAGAAGCAGATAACTTTAGTTCAGATATTCAAGCAGGAACAGGAATACAAACTGTTGAATCAAATGGACAAACAACAATTAGTGTGGCTGATGCAGTTATACTAGAGGGTGAAACTATAACAGGGGGACAATTCTAATGTCAAATAGAATACAAATAAAAAGGTCAAACAATGCATCAAACACACCTGGAATAAACGGTGTAGCTGCGTTGGTAGCAGGAGAGTTAGCAATTAATTTTGCACAAAATGGAGGTGAAGGTAAAATATATTTTGGTAACAATTCTGGAACTACAACAGATATTACAAAAGTACTAAGTGGAATTACAAATGCACAATTAGCAGGTAGCATTGCTGACAGCAAATTGAGCACAATAAGTACAGCTAACAAAGTATCAATCTCAGCTTTGGATATAGATGGTGCAACTGCTGTATCAGGAGGAGCTGTAGCTGCAGCAGATTTAATTATTATAGATGATGGTGCTGGTGGAACAAACAGAAAAGCAACTTTAGGTAATTTAGCAACAAAATTAGGTGGTGCTGGATTAGGAGTATCTGGGGCAACATTATCTGTAGGAGTAGATGACTCTACTATAGAAATTAGTTCAGATGCATTACAAATTAAAGACTCGGGTGTTGGAACTAATCAAATAGCTAACGATGCAGTTGATAGTCAGCATCTCGCAGCTGGTGGTATTGATGAAGAACATATTGCAAACAGAGCAGTAACTTCAGATAAAATTGGTTTACAAGCTGTCGTAGCTGGGCTTTTACAAAATTCAACAAGTTCTACTACAGGTGCTGTAACATCTGATAAATTTAGACCAGGAGCAGTCAATACAGCTGCACTTGGTCCTGATGCAGTTACAAGTGATAAAATTGGAGATGACCAAATAACAAATGACCATATTGCTGCAAATGCCGTTCAAACTGCAATGATTGCAAATAATGCAGTAACTGGAGATAAATTAGCTGATAGTATTACTATTGCACAAAATTTAACTGTAGATGGTAATCTTACAGTAGCTGGAGACACTACAACATTAAGCGTTTCAACTTTAGAAGTAGAAGATACTTTTATTGAATTAAATAAAGGTATTCAAGCTGCTGGTACTGAAGATACAGTAGATGTTGGTATTTATACTGCTTATGATACAAACTCAAGTGCTACTGATTCTTTTGCTTTTACTGGATTAGGTAGGGATGCAAGTCAAGATAAATGGATACTTTTTAAAGAATTGCTTACTGAACCTTCTTCTACACCAGGTGCTATTGCAACTATGGGTAGTACCAACAGTAGAACTGGAACACTTCAAGCCAACTTAGAGGGATTATCTGGCTTTACAAATACTATCGTAAATTATAAAATAGATTGCGGTACATTTTAGGTCAATAAATGGCAACTAAGAATATCCTACAGATAAGAAGAGGTAGTAACCTCTCGAACGCTGGAACACCAGCTGCAGGTGAGTTAATATATAAAAGTGATACTAACGAACTATATATTGGTGATGGTTCTACTGCGGCTAGTTCTTTAACAGCTATTGGTGGTGCAGGCACATCTGGTTCTAACAATCAATTACTTACCGATGATGGTTCTGGTGGTATAAATTCTGAAAGTAAACTTACTTTTAATAATTCATTTTTAGAATTAACTGATGCTCAATTAAGATTAGACAATTCTACTTTTGGAACTTATAATTGGGAGTTTCAACAAGATAGTGGTGGTGATTTACTATTTAAAGTGCCGTCAACTGGTGGAGCAGAAGTAAGAGTAGTTGCAGATGGAAGTAGTTGGAAAACTACAGAAGTGCACATTGCTGGTGAAATTCTTATGCACGCAGATGGTACTAGCTATTTTAAACAAGGAGCAACTCCATTAGTACTTGGAGGTACGTCAGCATATACTACAGGTGGTACACCTAGATTAAGTATTCAAGGTGCAGGTTTAAACATTGGTAGCGGCACTAATGATATGTCTTATATGAGAAGAATAGCTACTGGTGAATATCAATGGCAAACTTGGAATGGTGCTAACGATGGAGAATTACATTTACAGCCATATGGTGGAAAAGTTGGAATTGGTAGTGCGGCACCTGAGGCATTATTACATGTACAAGCTGCAGATACTGTTACTGGAGTTTTGAAGATAGAAGGTGGTAAAAATGTTGTAACTTCATCTGGTGAAATAAATGCAAGATTAGAATTTGGTTCTAATGATACTTCAGTTAATAACACAGGAAATGTAGGTGCATCTATTGCAACTCATACTAGTACTTCAAATGGTGCATGGAATGATTTAGTATTTTCTACTTTTAAACAATCAGACCCAGGTTTAAGAGAAGTGATGAGATTAGATTATTTAGGACGATTAGGCATAGGAACTTCCTCACCTGAAACACCTTTACATGTCAATCAAGATAGTAATGACCATGCTTTTAAAGTTACTGGAGGTGGTGGAGGTGCAAGTATAGCAAGATTTGTAAGAGATATTGGACTATCTTCACCTTATGCAGAAGTTAATATTCATGCAGGAGGTGGCGACCCACAAATATCATTTAGAGATGTTGGTAATAAGTCTTTTTCAATAGGTATAGATGATAGTGCTAATTCTTTTAAAATTTCTGATAATACTTCGGTAGGAACTAATGATAGATTTACAATATCATCAGCAGGAGATGCAACTTTTAGTGGTGCAGTAAAATTACAAAGTGAGTTAGACTTTACTGGTAATGGTAATAAAAATATAGATGTAGAAACTTTAGAAGGTAGTAACTATTTACAGATTAGACATCACAATCCTGTTGGTAATGCATTTGAAAATGCTATTAGATTTAATGCAAATGGAGGTGCATTAATTTATTACAATGGTAGTAATAAATTAGAAACTACTAATACAGGCGTAAGTGTTACTGGAGCTTTAAGCGTTAGTGGAGCTTTAAGTTTTGGCAGTCTTTCTGGTTCAATAAGTACATCAGGAAATATTAACACACAGGGTTCCTATCAGATGGATGGAACTACTATTATAAATTCTTCTAAGATTCCAATAAATATTGCTAATGGCTCTGGTACAGATTTGACAGGAAGTGTATTAGTTACAGATTTTGCAGGTGTTACAAGCCCTACAGTAACAGGTTGGTATACAATAGCAAGTGGTGCTCATACTGCCGCACGAGGTGGTGGTATTATACGTATTAGTTTTACTGGAGGAAATGCTACTCCTGCTACATTTACTTGTGACTTTCAAGTAGATTGGAGTGGTAATTTACTTAGATGTAACGTAAGCAATCAAACAAATAATATTACAAAAGTAAGACTTATAAGAACTTCAAGTACAACAGAATTACAAGCATATTTTGTTATTAGTTCAGGTCTATCCAGCAATCCTCAAAATATGCACGTAACATTTACACGTGATAAATATAATCCTTATTGGGGGATTGAAGACCCACTTACACAAGAATCAAGTCCAACTCATACGGGGGAAGAAATAAATGGCACGAGCCCTACTGGTAGAGGTGTAAAATTTTATAGTGCTGCTACAGATGCATTTGAAATAAATAATTCATTTGTAACTATTAATGAACTAGGTAAAGATATAGATTTTAGAGTAGAAAGTTCAAGTGATGCTAATTTATTATTTACTGATGGTGGCAATAATAGGGTTGGTATTGGTAAAAATAATCCTGCATATAAGTTTGATGTCACAGGAGATATTAACCTTACTGGAAATTTAAGAAAAAATGGTTTAACTATGATGAGCATAGATGGTAGTTATACTACTATACTAAAACCAAATGCTGTACCTGGTATTTATTTAGGTCAATCTGATGCATCAAATTACTATGACAACACAAGACATAGATTTAGACCAAGTAGTGGTGGTAGTAATTATTATGCTAACTTAGGTGCAACTGGTTTATCATTAAGTAGATTAGCAGACGCAGAAGCTAAATTACATATTGGAGATGGTGGTAATAGTAATAATGCTATGGGTACTAACATTCTTGGAACTACCGCAGGAGATAGCATAGCTAATGTTAAACTTGAAACTTCATCAACTAATGCAAATCAGTTAATATTTTCTACTGAAAGAATATCTAATGGTAGTGATTGGACTACTACAAGAGACAGAATAAGAAGAAAAATAGATGCTACTGATATGGGTTATATTCAATTTGGTAGTTCTTTTGGTAGCAATGATATGGTGGGTATAGGTAGGACTGGTGTAGGTACTGGTTTTATTGTAGATGGAAATTTAAAAGTTGGTATTGGTATAACTTCTTCATTAGCAGCAAAACTTCATGTAGGTAATAGTGGTGGCTATGCAGGAGAAGGTATTTATTTTCAAGATAGTTTAGAAGTAATGAGATTTTATGCAGCAGGTAGTGAACAAATGCGACTTACTGGAACAGGACGACTTGGTATAGGAACGACAAGTCCAAGTACTGATTTACACATTAATACTACTGATGATGGTTCAGTTACATTTACAAGAGATGGTACACATAAATATAGCATAGAGCACGACACTTCACAGATGTATCTTTATAATAGAACTTTGAATAAAAATCAAATCATGTTCTCACATTCAGGACCTGTTACAATTAATAACGATGGACACTCTACAATAGATTTTAGAGTAGAAGGAGATTCAGACCAAAACTTATTTTTTACAGATGCAAGTGCAGACAAGGTATCCATAGGACATAATGCACCATTAGAGAAGTTAGATGTCAATGGTGTAGCAAAATTTAGAGGTACAAGTTCATCAAGCAAAGTTTTAGAATTAGGACAATTATCTTATGATGCTAATGTTGAAGCAATTAATATTAGCTATTTTGATGATACAAGTGGTGGTAGTTCATTATTAACATCAGGAGACCATTTAGAAATACATGGTGGAAGATGGGGCTCAAGAACTACAATAACAAGAGGTGGTCAAGGTGGTAATGTGCCTATTGCAAGTTTATATGGTGCAAGCAGCAATGCTTGGTTAGAACTTTATGAACCTACAAGTCCTACAAATAGTCAAGCATACGCAACAAGGATTAGATTAAGAGCAGATGGAGATAGTTATTTCACTAATGAATTGGGAATAGGAACTACTTCTCCGACAAATTTGCTACACATTGAGGGTGCAGACGGAAATGGAGTTTCTTTAAGAATAGATGGCGATGCAAGTAATGGTGGTACTATAAGATATGGTAGAGCAACTTCTTACTATTGGAATGCAGGTGTAGGTGGTGCAAGTTCATCTTTATCAAATATTCCTGCAAGTTTTTGGGGTATAGAAGACCAAAGTCAAAGCAATGCAGTAAGATTTTGTATTGCTCATACAACTGGAAATGTCGGCATAGGCACTAATTCACCTGCAACAAAGCTACATTTAATGTCAGGAGATTTATTTCTTACTGCTAACTCAACTTCTGCTAATTCAGGACAAGGAATATATTGGCAATCAACAACAAGTGGTTGGAACACAGGACAAGCATTGGGTGCTATTTTTGGTAAACGAGTAGATGCTTCAAATGGATATTTAAGATTTGATACAAGAAG